CCGAGGTGGCGCTGTTCGCTGCGTTAGTGGCTGAAACTGCAGCAGCCGCCTCGCTTGAGGAAGCAGAGCTGGCGCTAGAAGCTGCATTGGTCGAGGATGTGGCCGCACTGGCCTGGCTGGCCTCCGCTGCTGCCTGAGCAGCTTCGGCGGCTTCTCGAGCCTCCCTAGCCGACTGCTCTTCCGCTTCCACTTGGGTTCTGTTGTCCGAGCCTTTGTAAAAAGCACTCGAGATGTCGTTTACTTCGGCGGCGTCTTCGGAAATCTGGGTCTCGTCAGCGTCTGGGCTGCCGACTACTGTGTCGGCAGGATTTTCTTTGAAAAAACCGCTCATGTCTTAATATCCGTTTGCGACTATCGCTGTGGAACCGCCAAGCTCTGCTTGCCGTGCATGCATAGTGATGCGGGACACCACCATCTGGTAGCGGTCTTCCCAAGACTGTTTCATGGCAGGGTCACTCCCGAGATAGTCTGCTGCCTCTGACAAACTTCCGAACAGATACAGTTCAGGCGCGGTGGACAATAGAGCGTTAGTGGGGTCTTCGTCAGAAAGCCTTCCCACGTCGTGGTAATAAATCATCCGCATCTCGTCTCCGGCTCCCATGCTTGGGATAGGGTAGAACCTTAGACGATAAGTCTCTCGCGCAAAAACCTCAGCCGGTCCCTCGCGGTTTTCGTACCTGTGTATTTCCGAAAGAGACACGCGGGTCATGGGGTCGTAATTGTAAAATATATCCTTAACCTCAAGAAAGTCTGAAGGGATCGTGGCATATCCCTCGTCGTTAAGGTCGAGAAGAATAGTCTTTTCCATCGTTGGGATGCGGATCTCGTGCGCTATACGGTTCTCGGCAAGCTCGATGAAAGTGGGGATTTGGGTGGCCAAATCTGTGCGGTTCAGCCAGTCGGCGATCGCAGATTTCAAACCTGAATAAGTGGTTAGGCTCACAGCCTGCCTCCCCTAGTTCTAAGAAAAGCATACTCATTAGAGTTAAGCTTTTGTTTGATGCGTCTCTGGTCTTCGGCGGTGGGGGCCATCACGTTAATGCCCTCTTTCATCCACTCCATTACAACCGTAGCCGGGATGCTGGCCACCCGTTCAAACTCGCCCCACTTGTCGGAGCTGCTTTTGGCGTTGGCGGCAGCTTTGTTTTGTTCGAGTATGTCGGACACGTCCTGCTCGTGCTTGAGCGTCAGACGGTCCTCCGTCTCGTCGTAATCGTAAGAGAATTTCAGATCGGACATGCTCTTCTTTCTTAAGATAAAAGTGGTGGCGGCCACCTAAGCAACCGCCACCCCTCTTAACATTAAGCAGTCAGGTCATCGCAAAGGCCGGAAGCCTTGTCGTTTTCGCATACGAGCGTGAGCTCGGTCAGCATCTGACGCTTGTCGCTGTCGCCGTTCTTCGACAGAACGATCGTCTGCATTGGGCGGAGAACTGCGCGGCTCCAGTATTCGGTGTCGACTACCAGAGCTTGGTTTGCGTTCATGAAGCGGTTCGGAACCACCGACACTTCACCGAAAGGCGAAACGTAGATGTCCACGACGTTCACAAGCTTCGTGCCTTCTGCGAAGTCGCGCTGACGACCCGAAGAAGCTGCGAAGTTAGCAACAGTCACCGAGTGAGAAGGAGTAACCTGAAGCTGGTTCGGGTTGCCGCCTTCTTCGTAAACTGACTGAAGGACGTTCAGCAGGATAGTTTCGGTGAAAGCACGGTTCGTACCGCCGTTGTCGTCGGTCGTGGTTGCCGAGATCTGGTTCTGAGCTGAAGTGAGCTGACGAGCAACAGAGCCCGATCCTGCAGTTCCAGCCTGGCCTGCGCCAACGAACGAGTGTTCGATGTCGCGCTTCATTTCCTTACCCTTCTTAGCGATCTGGTAAGCGAGTTCCGAAGTGCGGCCGTACTTGCCGACTGCTTCTGCAGTACCTGAAACCTGCACGACCTTCGTGAAGATCTGCGTGTTGTTGGTCTTGAGAACTGTTTCATCAACGGAAGAAGTGCCTGCGTCCGCGCCTTCAACAGCAGCGTTAGTAGCTACAGCTGCGAGGCTGTCCTGCTGCCACTGGTGCAGAGTTGCGGCTGCAGTTCCAGAACCGATCGAAGAAAGGAAAGGAGTTTCGGTTGGAGAAATGTCGTAGATGATATCTTCGACATCTTCCTTCTTACCTACCTGGTCGTAGGTTTTGTAAGTGCCTGATACGGCCATGATGTATTACCTTCTATTCAAGAGAGCTGCCACTGCGTCATCCATTGAGCCTGTTTTCTTGAGACGGTCCCGAGATTTTCGGTAGGTCTCTTGGTTTTGAGCTTTTTTGGACACCGTAGCGGAGCCAGACAAAGTTTTGGTTGGTGACGCCTTTACGGCCTTCTTGGCCTTGGAGGAACTCACCTGACGAGCCTGATCAAACTGCATAGCCTTCCACATGGCGGTGATAGACCTGTGATCCGATATGTTCCTGAACTCATCTGCCGTTACGCCGAGGCTGTCCTTAGCGTACTCGCCAATCTTGTAGTACAGGTCGTTGGACCAGTTAGGTATGCTGGATTTCAGAATACTCAGGCTTTCAGAAGCTCTCTGCTTAATCATGGCCTGCGTTTGTTCTTCAATCCTTTGCCTATGACTGTCTGCCTGTTGGCGGATAAAGTCGTAGGTCTGCCGCGTCTGTTCGTACAAGGCTTTCGCTTGTTTGTACTGATCAGGGTTTTCTACTGCAGCTTGTTCCCAGTTGACGTTTTCAAAACGACCTAAGTCCGCACCAGCAGCAGTGAGAAGAGCTTGGAGTGACGAAGTGTAAACTTTCTCGTTTTCTTCAAACGTTTTACGTTGTTCGGCAATCGCCTGCGTCTTCTTTGTGTAGTCTGCTTGTCTCAGATAGCCCAGCTTCAGCTCTTCAAGTCCGACCTTCTGGCCGTCCACTTCAAAAGTTTGCTCGGTTTCCTCGGTTTCTTCGGTTTCTTCTTCTTCAGTCTCGGCTTGGTCTTCTTCGACTTCCTCGACCTCTTCGTCTTCTACCGCTTCATCCAATTCGCCATCTTCGACCTCTTCGACTACATCGTCGACCTCATCGGTCTCTTGATCAGAAAGCTCTTGCTGCGTTTCCGGTTGTTCCTCTTCAGGAGCCAGGGCGGCTGTAAGTCTCTCGATCGGGTCCAGTGATCCAGTGTCCGCTTGGGGTTGCACTTCGTCCATGGTTATCTCCTATTTAATCTATTGTAGGTTGGTTAATCAACCGGGTGTTGTTTATCATAGCGGCAAACTGTTGAACGAACAGCTGGCCGCACTGGAACATCAAATACAAACGCTCCCGCCCTTCTCTGTCATCGGGCGGAGAGGTCAGGATCTGGTCCATGATGCTTTGGTTCATGCTTTGAAAAGCTTTGTTGAAAACTTCATTTTCCAATAAGGCGGCCGCTTGATCAGCCTCGGCCTGCAGCTCCCCGAGAGTTCTTTCATCACTCATCTAGAAATCTCCACTCTTCAACCTCTTTAGGTTTTTTAGCCTTTTTAGGGAGAGGTTCGGGTTTCGGTGAGGGGTCTTTTGCATCTAGGTAAGCTCTAAGAGCTTCCTTTCTGTCTTTGGCCTTCAGCTGTTCCCGTTTCTCTCGCTTTGCTTTTATGAAAGCTTCGAAACGATCGTCTTTCAAACTAGCCTCCTATACTGACGTTACGGTTCTGTTTTTTCTCAAGATCGAGCTCTTCGTCTCGGATCTTCATGTCATGCTTATGCTTTTGAGCTTCCATGACCATTTCGCTTTCCTTGATTTCTTCTTCGAACTTCTGCTTCTCAGTTTCCATCATGAAACGGTTCTGCTCTTTAAGAACATCGAGCTCAAGCTGCCCTTCAAGAACAGCGATCTGACGAGCCTGCATACCTGCTTGGAACTTAGCGATGTCCTGTTGCTGCTGCTGCTGCATCTCGGCCATCTGCTGTTGCTGCTGCGTCATCTGCTTGTACTCAGGAGATCCAGGGTTCATGATCAAAGCCCCCGACCCCTTGATGCCCATCTGCTCGAACACACGGCTGAGCAGCGCATGACGCTGGGCAGGTCCGTACATCCCTCCCACAGACGGGTCCGCAGGGTTCATAGAGAACTGCTGATCGAGAGACAGAAGGAACTGCGCCTCCCTCATCTGCTCATCTGGTGTTAGTGCTACAGCCACTGTCATCTCAGTGCGGTCGCCCAGAAGCGCTGGGTTAACAGGCACAAACTGGTCGTCGAGCTGCAGCATTTTCTCCTGCCGCTCGTACTGGACTGCAAGCCTGTAAAGGTCGTGCATGAGAGGTTTGAGGAAGTTCTCGGCGAAGTTCCGAGCCATGACCATGATGCGCCTGTTGCTGGCGTTCATAAACTGAGTGATCAGGTCACTCGAGTTTTGCTTGCTCACGACTGTGCTGTCGAGGCCGCGGCTCATGCGAGATGCCCCTGATCGAGCTTCCTTCTCCTGCTCCATGTTCTCGATCGCGCTGTAAACATTCCCGTTCAGCTGCGGGGTGGGTAGGGGCCTCACAACGCTTTCAGGGTTGGGGCTGTTAACGTCAATGACCGCGCCAACGCGGTTGTCGAGAAGATCCCGAGGGTTTTTAACCAAGGCAAGGTTGGCTACCCAGCGGCTAGTGGTGGTCAAGAACATGTGGTCGACCACGCCTCGCTTGAGGCTCGACATAGTTTTCTGCAGATCGACGATCACGTCTGCAAGGCTCATACCGTAGAAGCGGTGAGGTAGAGGGAACGGACAGAAAGCCCGGAACGGCATCTCACTCACGATCTCCATGTCGAGGATGTGTCGGCGAGCGTGGATCACCTTGTAATACACGCAGGCGTTCAGCTCCTCGTCGTGCTTTTTGAGATAGCTCTCGTAGACAGTAACGTACTGCCGATCGTTGTCGTCGTCCTGCAACGTGGCGTCCCGACGGTAACTGTCCACGCTGTCGCGGCCAAGGGAGCCGTCTTCCTGAAGGTGGTCTTCCTCGTCGAGCATCTCGATGATCTGGGGGTCGTATCCTTCCTCCATCAGCTCGCCGCGAGTTCGGGTGGTGCGGACAGCTACAAAGTCGCTGCTCTCGATGTCTTTAGCACGAGGTGAAATCAAAAAGTCTTCAGGCTCAACGCACTCAACGCAAACTTTGCTCTTGTCGATGCGGCGCATGATCCTCGCGCTGTACATCGGAGGCATGCCGTCGACCTGCATCTCCTGCATCTCTCGGATCTCGACAGAAGGATCCGAAGTCATCATGGCGAAGGTGGCCTCGTCCACGTTCTCGATAATCTCTTCGTCGTAAGCGTAGTCCTCTTTCCAGTAACGCTCGACGCTCCCGGTCTTGGCCACCAGTCCGTCGTGGATCACGTCGGTAAGGATCTTGTAGCCGTTGTTCTGCCGGTAGAAGATATAGTTGGTCAGCTCAGTCGCCATCCGCGCTGGCATGTAGTCCGTAGGGCTTTGCGGGTCGAACCTGCACACGCGCTTGTCGGCGCCGAAAGTCTCCAGAAGCATCGCCTTCACAGCCTCAACCGCGTCGAACACGTCCATGCTGACGTGCTGCGATCGGCCTTTGAGCTCATTGCCCAGAGGCTCGCCGTAGTAGTAGCGGTGCGCTCGATCGCGCTGCTCGCCCACTTCGCTGTTGGCGTATGTATCCGACGCCTCGATGTTCCGCTCGAGTGTCGAAAGAAGCTGCTTCTCGTCAGTAATCATATTCATGGCTCGTGTACCCTGCCCTGTTGTCCAGTTCTCGCTCCGACTGGTTCTGCCCGAACCTCGTTACACTAATTACAGCGTAACGTGTAGCGTCCATTAGATCGTCAAAGTCTTTATGGATCTTTCCCTTCTTGCGGTGGTAGCGTCGGAACTCTTCAAACCAGCTACCTAAAGTCCCAAATATCTTCAACCGCCCCGTCCGCATGCGCTCGAGCATCTCCATCAGTCCAGGCTCCACATAGTTAGTGCCGTCTGGGTTGGTGAACCTCCCGATCATCAGTACGCCGCACTCCATATACATCTCCGCCAGTGTGCGCCCTGAGCCCTTCTCGGTGTTGTCGCCGTCGTGCGGGTAGATCATAGGGATGTCCTTGCCCCTAGCGCGTATAGCCGCGGAGTGTACAGCCGGTATCTCACCCTCTTTCTTATAAGCGTCGTAGACGTAGATAGTGTCGTTATCTGGGTTGTAGGCCGTCCACACCACGCAGGTGGGGTGCGTGATGCCGAAGTCGATGCCTGCTAGTTTCTTGTAGTGCGGCGGGATCTCGAACGGGTCGCAGCGAATAGCCTCCTCCGCGATCGGGAAGACCATGCCCTCGCCCAGCATTGGCACACCCTTCGAGCGCATGTCCCGCTGATACTCAGGGATAGCCGCCAGCAGCTGCTCCTTAGTCTCGCTGTCGAGGTGGGGGGCGTCCTCCCACGTCACCGTGGCCAAGTGCTGCCCCGCCACGCGGTTGT